GACCCAACGACATAACCACAGCAGCGTTGAGCAAAACATCAATAAAACTGCTGGCTAGCAAGTCGGTAGCTACCAACCGCCCACCGGTGTCGTTAGCACCCACTGCGTAAGTGGCACGTGTTTGCAGATTACCCGGAATAAAGAACCCTTGGGTCTGCCGCCCGGCTTGACGAGACAGTTCCAAATTGACTTCTCTCTCTAATCCAGCTTCTGACCAGTCGTTCTTAAGAACCGCGTTGATAGCCCGAACCACAGAGTAACTACGTTGCTCTTTTGGGGACAAATCCACGTTGCCAACGGGTGCCGGTTGATTGGCTTGAATCGCTTTCAAAAATTGGGTTTTAGCCTCTTCAAGTGAGCAACCAGATTCCTCTAACTTGACGGCTAACTCGGGTTGGTTAGTAGTTCTACCTATTTCTCGAATCGCTTTAACGCGGCCTCGTTCTTCATTGCGGGCTTGCTCTCTTAGAGAGTCTAAATCAATATTAGATTCAGGCATATTTTCTACAATCTCCAAAGTACGTTGTACACCGACAGTTGGGTCGGCTGGAATAGCCACAAAACTTACCTCAAACGGTTCCCAGTCAGTGACGAGATAACTCCCGTCCCGCTGGTCTACTTGATTATACACTTTATAACCCACGGAAACATTCCGTATAATGCCGTCAGCAACATCTTTGCGGACCTGCTGTGCAAATTGGCTACTTGAATAACGCCCGTAAACATAGCCTTTCCCGTTTTCTATCCAAGCACGTTCTGCCACGCCGACCAGTTGGTTGGGGTCATGGTTGAACAGAATTGGCGCGCCGTCGTTAAGTCTGTCTAACCGGACAGACTCTGGCTTGTGGTCTAAAATTTCAACCCCGTAAAAGCGTTCATACGGGTTTGGGGAACTAAAGCTAAACTCAAAACTATTGTCATCCGTCGTTTGTGGCAGTTCCCCCGTCCACAGTGGGGCTATCTGGCGGAGTTCCGTCAGCTGGGTTGCCATTGCTACTACCTCCGGTATTCGCGTCTGTTACATTATACGCTGCGGGAGCGCGGTTGCTAACTAGTAGTACGTCTGTGTCAAATGCTAGCCCAAGGTCATTAGCCATTTCAATCTCGGACTGGCGTTGCAGAAATAAGTCGTTTAAGTCACCACCATTCTCCGCAATAATTTGAGACTTGGTAATATACCCAGCCCGTTCCGCTTCTTTGGCGGCTACAATCTCTTTCTGGGGGTCCACCCAAGCCCATGAGCGCGGTATCCACTTGGCTGCTTGGTAGCGCACTTTGTTGGTTTCGTAACTGGGTAAGTTCAAAATCCCAGACAAAGTCGCAGCGTCTAACCAACGGTTGAACAGTCGCTCATGAAAGTTGCGGATTAGCCAGTTTTGCAATACCCGCCAAGAGTCCCGTTCTGCTAGCAAAGACAACCGGGAACTTGAATAGTTGCTTTGACTGTAATCCCCGCTGACCGCCTCGTAGGAGCAGCCAATACCAGCAGCCACACCCCGAATCATAGACCGCATAAACGCCTCAAAATCACCAGACCGTTCAAGTTGGGGGACTTGAATTTGTTCACCCGGGGCTAAGTACTTAAATATGCCCGGTTCAAACACGGTTAACCGTTCGTCGTCTGTGTGTTCGTCACCGTACAGCTCGCCATCCGGGGAAGACACAAAGCCCATAATGCTGGCACTTGCCCTAGCCGCCACCACTTCTGACTGTTCAAATCCAGCCATATGGTGCAATCGCTCAATCGAACTTGCCAACCACGGCACACCCCGAGATTGTCCCGGTCTCTCAATAACGTACAAATGAATCATGTCTTCAGCGGGTATGCGCAGATATTTACTGCTGGTCGAGCGCCCATCTGCAAACATGTAGTCACCCGGGTGGCGCAGTCCATCCATAAAGTAGTACGCCACTGGACGACCCCAATTGTCTTTTTCGACACCCATCCGGATTTGATTGCCGTTTGGTGCGATCGCGTTGTAATCATCCAGCAGTAAATCTGACTCAAGTATCTGCACGGAAAATGGCAATATGCCCCCATCAAAGTTGCGGTTAAGCAATCGTATTAGAACTTCGCCAGATTCAGCCACAGACCGAATTGCCAGCCGTTCTAAGTCTTGGAATGACAGTTGTCCGCTAGCGTCTGGGGACTTACACCAGTTATGCCAAGCTAGTTCAATCTGCTCTGTTAGCCGTGGGTCAATGCGTCCACCCCGCTGCAACTTGACTTGGCTTTGGAAGCTGACCCCAGTGCCAACCACGTTGTTCACGATAGACCGGATGGCGTTACGGGCATAGTCGTTGTCCCGTACCAGTTGACGGGTTCTGTTTCGGAGTGGGCGTAAACTGCCTTTAATTTCAGAGTCCGCATTTGTCCCGGTTGCCACCCAGTCAGCAGTCAGCCGGTTTAAGTTTGCCCCGGTGTAACTACGCCTACCAAGCCGTCGGGGTGGTTCAGACCGAAACAACGCAGCTAAAGCACTTCTAATTCCCATTGAATTTTATCCGTAAACTTTTCGGATCTCCACTAAACTTACTACCATTCTCCACTATGAGCCGGTACTTTAACTGACTCCGCAAAGTGGTCAAGTCTGCAATAGTCATCTTCTTGAGAGACCGAGTACCAATACTGTACTCCTGAACCGCACCGCCACTGACCATTGCCCGGATAGCAGCGTCAACCGCGTCTATGTCTTTCTCGAGTTGGGTACGTCCATCAAACCCAGCAGTAGCACCGGAGTAGTTTGCCACTACCACAGTTTGCCCCTGGTCCACGGTAAACCGTACTTGCCCACTGGTTAAGTAAGACTGCCAGTAGTATTGCCCAGCGGTCAACGCACTGGACTGTTGAACCGTGATAGTGGTGGACCAACCCGAACCAAGTGGAGTTCCCGTAAGATTAAGTACGGTGGCACCCCGTACCGCATAAGTCAACGTGTATGCGTCCGAAGTTAGCGTTTGCCCGTTCTGGACAACCGGGTTATCAGTCCATTGGAGATAATCCCCAATTACAATTTTTGATGGTACTGCCATAAATCACCAGTTAGTTATAAACGACTTTGGATTAGGTGGTCTACGCTTTGGCGGTTTGGTTGGTGGAACTGGCGGTGCAGCCACTGGCGCTTGTACGGACTCCACCGGTTCTATCTGCTGCTGCTTTTTGGCAAACTGCTCCCACATAGTCCGCTTGTCATACTTTTGGTACAACTCGTTCAATGCCGCATAAGCATATACGAAACAATCTAACGCTTCATTTCGTTTACTAGAAATTTTAACCCATTCAGAAATAGCGAACCCTTTGCTGTAGCGCACTTGTTTTTTCTCTGAAGTAAGTTGCTCGTAAAATTCCGTTGTCAATCCTTGGTGGAAGTGGATAACGCCCGCACCCTCCACCCGTCCCAGCCGTCCGTACAAAGTGGTCTTGGCAGTGTCTGTGCCAACCAAGAAGACTCGTCCACCGCCCTTCATAGTCTGACCACGGTAGTTCACATCTACTTTGGTCGGTTTGCCGATTATGGGCTTATTCCGTGAAGACTGCCCCTTTACGGCCAGAACGTTAAACTTGCGTCGTTCCCGCGCATACTGGTAGGCTTCATGGGTAAAATGTCCCCCAGAGTCAATTGCAATACCATCTGGTCTCCGGCTGTAACCAGAAGCCCACTTACGGTCAGCCAAAACTATTTTGTCAAGTTGTCCCCAGATGTGGGGGTCACTTGGGTCCCCATATACTTCCTGGTAGTCTAGAATCCAGCATTCCTCACCAACCCCCCAAGCACAGACCAGTATGGCCAGCCGGTTATCTTGAACGTCAACCCCACACGTAACGACCAGACCACCAGCTGGGACAAATTCTGGGTTGTAGAATTCCGCCCGTTCTTGAAGTAAATCCGACTTCAAGTTGGAAACATATTGGTCTTCAAATGTCTCCCCAAGTACGGTGTTAACCCACACTTTAAGCAGGGCAGAGTCGGACTTGGATGCTAGGAACTCATGGACTATCTGAGACCAACTTTTCCACCCAAGTGGGCTGTACAACGAGTTAATATGGAAGCCCGCCACCCCACCATCCCCATTGGTTGACGTTGGCTGCCACCGCCCATTTTGCAACATCCAGGTCTTATGCCATTCTGGAATTTTAATTCCGCAGTTTTGGCATATATAGCCAATCTCGTCATTTTGCCAATTGAGATTAG